ATGAAAATGATGGTGCGAGAGTGGGAAGAGTGTGGAGGAGTAGAAATTTACTAAGGGAAAGAAAAACTGCTAAAAAATATAGATTGAATAATACTGAAAAATTTAAAAATTATTATAAAAAAAGATGGCAAAAAATATTAAACAATCCAAAATTACATCAAGAAATTAATGAGAAAAAAAGAATAAAAAATTTAAAACCTGAAAATAAATTAAAACAAAGAAAAGCATTTCAGAGACATTTTAAAAAAAATAGAGAATATTATAAAATTAAAAATAAAAAACATTACAACAATAATAAAATTTATTATCACTTAAAAACATTAAATAGAAAAAAATATATTATTCAAAGAACTCCTAAATGGGCAAACTTAGAAAAAATAAAAGAATTTTATAAAAACAGAAAAAAAGGTTATCATGTAGATCACATAGTACCATTACAAGGTAAAAACGTCTGTGGATTTCATGTAGAAAATAATTTGCAATACTTAACAGCTAAGCAAAATATTGCTAAAGGAAATAAATTAATATGTTAAAAGTTTTAGACCTTTTTAGTGGTATTGGTGGTTTTAGTCTTGGCTTAGAATCTTTAGGTCAATTTGAAACTATCGCCTTTTGTGAAAAAGATAAATTTTGTCAAAAGGTATTACAAAAAAATTTTCCAAACATAACAATCGAAGGAGAAATTAGAGATGTCAAAGGAGAAAAATACAAAGCAGATGTCGTTTGCGGAGGATTCCCATGCCAACCCTTCTCAGTGGCAGGAAAAAGAAAAGGAACAGATGACGATAGATACCTCTGGGATGAAACTATTAGAGTCGTCAGAGAGTGTAAACCAAAATGGTTCATTGGCGAAAATGTTGAAGGCATTATTAACATCCAAGAAGGCATGGTACTCAGACAGGTGCAAACTGACTTGGAAAAAGAAGGTTTCGAAGTCCAATGTCTTATTATACCAGCTTCAGGCATCGGTGCTTGGCATCAAAGAAAAAGAGTTTGGATCATCGGATGTAATGTATCCAACTCCGACAGTAGGATGCGAAGAAGGGGGAGAGCAATCGGAGAGAGTGGAACAAACAAAGTCTGGGGGTTTTATTCTACGAAAGAAAAACAACCCAAACAAAACTTTCGGAGCAAAACTATCGGATGCGATGATATATTTAGAGAAAAACAAAATTTACAATACACCAACAACCAACGATGCGAAAAATCTAACATTTCCACAAAGCCAAAAGAATCGAACTTCAGTAATAGGGAATATGATTCAACAACAAAAAATAAAACCTGGTGGCAAACTCAATCCGAACTTTGTGGAGTTCCTAATGGGGTATCCTATGAATTGGACAAAGATAGAGCCAACAGAGTCAAAGCACTTGGAAACTCAATCGTTCCCCAAATCGCAAGAGAAATCGGAAAAGCTATAATAGCAGCCGAAACAAATGAATGAATATTTACATGGATGACAGAAATTGCATACGTTGTAAAAAGAAAGCAGATGTTGTTGAAAAAGGAAAAGATTATTGTGCCTCTTGTTACTTCATTTGTTTTATTGGCGAAACTATTGAAAGCTACGAAAAAAGAAAGAATGAATTAGAAGAAAGGAGAAGAATCAAACATGAAAATAACTCTTGACTCAAATGATGTTGAATTAGCTTATACAACAGCTCAAAGAAGATTTATTGGTAATGTAAGAATGAACAAAGGCTTTTCTTATGGTTACAATAAGAACTTAAAGAATCAATTATATGATGGGTTCTTAGGTGCTATGGGTGAAATCGTATATGCAAAAGCCACAAATAGTTATTTTAATGGTTCTTATACTGACAATAATGAGTTTTATTCTGACTCTGACTTTCAAGATAATATTGAGATAAGAACACAAGACAAAAAAGCATATAATTTTTTGTTGATTAGACCTGGAGAAAAGCAAGGAAAGTATTTTTTAATAATTAAAGACAATGATATGGATTATAATTTTACAATAAAAGGTTGGTTTTTATATAAAGATGATTTACCACCTGAAAAACTATCTAATTTTGGGTATCAGGACAGACCTGCAGCTTATAAAATTGAACTAAATGAACTAACACCAATGGAGGAAAATGTCAGACAAGATAAATTTTAAACTATTTAAACCTTTTGGTTCTACCTTAGCAAAGGCAACACTGCCTTTAGAACTATTAAAAGATTTTAAAGAGGATCTAAAGAAGATTAGAGAAGATAAGCAAAAACAAAAAGACCATGATTGGAGTCAAAGATTAGTTGGTGCAGTAAAAGAAGAATACCTAATTACTCCAGAGGTTTTATTAAAATGGAAAAGAGCTTTCTTTGATCCGATTATGGTTTCTTATACAAATGCTCATTTTAAACATGATAAAATAAAAAATATTTTAATTAATTCTGCTTGGTATGTAATACAAAAATCTGGCGACTATAACCCCATGCACAACCACTCTGAATATGTCAAAGGTAATTATACTTTAAGCTGCGTTGGTTATTTAGAATTACCTGAGTCTATGAAATCAACTGACAACGCAAAAGCACATAATGATTTTAGCGGTCAAATAGAGTTTTCTGAAGGATCTGAAAATATGTTTTCTGATAGCAGACACCGAATTAATCCAGAGGTTCGTCAATGGTATTTGTTTCCTAATTACTTAATGCACTCTGTTTATCCTTTTAAATCTGACAAAGATGATGAAAGAATATCATTTAGTTTCAACGCAACTGTAATGTTTGATAATGAATATAAACCCTCAAATTGAAATAATTTTATACACTTTATTGACTATTTTTGTACTATTGGTATTTAATAACTATGCTTAAACAAATCGGAAAAGAGTGGAAGAAGAAAAGCGAAGGAGGAACTTTCACTGCCGATCATCTATCCCCATCGCAGCTCAATATGAACATAGACCAGTGGCATTATAACTACAATGTTTTAACTGCTGCTGAACGAAAAAAGCTCCCTGCAAATCTTAAAATGATCTTCGGTGGGTTGGTAGGTCAAGGATTACAAGATTTAATTACTGAAAAATTAACGATTGAAGAAGTAATGAAAGGAAAGAAATGAGCCAAGAAATATTAAGTAAGTTTGCACAATTACAAACTGAGAACAGAAACCAAAAGCATGAAATAAAAAGATATACACAAATGCTTATGGAAAGAGATGAAGAAATTACAAAACTTAAAAAACAATTAGATGACTATCAACTTGCCGAAAAGATGGTTGCTAAAAATAAAAGCTATTTAGAATTAAAGGCTCAAAAAGATATTGACCAAATAAAAGAGAATCAAAAACTAAAACAAAGGAAGGAAAATGAAACTGAAACCACAAACAGAAGAAAAAAGTAAAGGCGGATTTAAAGAAAGACGTAAAGAATGTCTTATGAAAGCTAAAGATATTCCTACAGTAGATATTAAAGGAAAGAAATATTCTACTGTAAATGAAAGACATAGACATCTTTTACAATACTTTCCTGAAGCTAGATTTAATGAAGAAATACTATTCCATGATAACGAAAGAGTTGTTGTTAAAACTGAATTACATATCGGTGAAACTATTTATGCGGTAGGTCATGCAGAGGAACACAGAAACGCAAACTTTATTAACAAGACAAGTGCATTGGAGAATTGTTCCAGTAGTGCATTAGGTCGTTGCATAGCTGCATTTGGACTTTCAGGTTCAGAATATGCTAGTGCGGAAGAATTAGTAAATGCTTTGAATAATCAAGGTACAACTAAATCAGTTTCAATTAAGGATGAAATAAAAAAGCAAACAACTGAAACAAAGTTGACTGCTTTATATTCTAATTGGAAAAAAGAAAATGATTCAATAGAAAAATCTTTTGAATCACAACAAATCAATATCAAAAAAAATGGAGGACAAAATGTCAAACAATGGTAGTGGTAAGCAGAAGGATTGGGTGTTATTTCCTTATGATGCCAACAATGAAAAAGCCATCAAAATTGATTTCTCAGGTAATGTTACTTTAGACAATGGAGCTAAAGGTACTATCTTAGGTGTCAAAGGACAATCAAAAGATGGTAATACTAAGTTCCTAAAACTGTTTGCTCAGGTTGGAGTAGTATTCAAAGGTGATGATAAATTTACAGGTGAAATGAACTATGCCGAAGCTGGAGGACACAAAGGCTTAATAGGTTGGTTAAATGACTCTGGTAATATTTTATCTGGTTACAAGAACGAACCAAAACCTAAACAAGCTAAACCACAATCTAAAGAAATACCTTTTTAATTGAAAGTTGTTTATTTAGTTTTAGCGATAATTACAAGTGAGGGATATGATCTTCAAAAACTTAAATTTGAAACAACTCTCACTTGTGATGAAATACATGAAGCAGTGATACAGTATAAAAACATAGGAGAAAGAACTTACCCAATCTACCAAAACAAAATTGCTTTTGCACATTGGTGTGAAGATCAACAAGGAAATTATTATTTAGGATATGAATATGAGTGATAACGTAAAATTTATTAACGAACTAGAAAGATTGCTAAACCAAAAACAAAGTGATTATGGAGACTTTGACCATACCTCCTATGTAATGGTTGGTATATTAGAAAAATATTTATCAGTTTATAATAATGTTGAGGTGAAAGTACCTTTAAAATTATTTGGTTTATTTATGATTTTTTTAAAATGTTGGAGAGTCATGCAATCGAAAGAATATAAAAAAGATACTTTTGATGACATAAATGGATATACAGAATTATTAAGGAGGCTAACTTTAAATGAGCAAAATAAGGGGTAAAAGACCAATGACACCAAAGATGTTGAAGCTATTGCAATTTATTAAGAATTACACTAAAAAGAACAAGTATAGTCCAACTTTTTCAGAAATGGCTAAAGAGTTGGGTTATAAAAGTAAAAATTCTGTATCTTCTTTATTAAAAAAATTAGAAGAAAGAGATGAAATAAAAAGAGATTATGCAGGTTACAGTCGGAACATTGAAATAAATGGTTAAAGTAATTAAAACATCTGATCTTGAGTTAGCTGCTAATTTCGAAGAATTTTTTGATGGTGCTACTGTGGAAGAAGCTACAGAAAAAGCATTCAATCAGAAAATGCCTAGTGAGTCTGCAAAAGTAAATATCACCGATACCAGACTTATTAAGGCACATATTAAAGTAGTCGGTGAGGAGAAAAATGAGCTTAAGAAATAGCAATATTAGATTGTACACTAAGCTAGATAATGCACACAAAAAAATATTTGGTGCAAAAGATAAAGGAAGGCAGTGTGTACATACTCTCAAAGCATTCAAAGAGTACAATCAATTGTACCGAAGAATTGTTGAAGCAGAGAATAAAGATGCTAGATTTTTATATACTTAATTAGGTATATATAAAAAGTTGCATTGTTACTTAGGGTTTTTAGTCTCTAAATAAAAGGAAGGAAAATATGAAACTATCACAAAAAGCACAACGAAACTACGATGAGGATAATCAGTTCTATATTGATTTAGGAAAGAAACTTAGACTTGCAAGACGAACCAAGATAAATGAATTTACAGGTAAAGCTAAGTTCGTAAGTTTACAACAAGTAGCAGCAGCATTGAAAACAACCTATCAACAAATTGGTAAATACGAAAATGCAGAGAACCGAATACCATTAGTTAAATTAGTTAAGATAAGTAAGTTCTTAAAAAAACCTTTAAGTTTTTTCTTAGAGGATTGGCAAGAGTCAATTGTGATTGCAGATAAATTTAATACTGCATTTGAAAAAGAATATGAAAAACTACAGGACAATCAATAATGTTTGTACCTATAGAAGAAAAACTAAAAAAGATAAATCCAACCGCAGACGAATTTGATGAGTTTGAGCATTACAAATCAATCTTACCTAAGATGATAGCTAATGGTCATGCAGCTCATCAAACAATACCAGGTTACGAAACCTGTAAGCCAGAGATAGAAGCATTTAGATGGTTCGATGGTAT